TCCCAGCTACCTGAGTTTTACTGACTTTCTCACCATATAGAAACAAGCACGCCAAAACTATTATCGCTGGCAACGTAGTTTGAATCAAAGCACTGTTAATAGCTGTGGTGGAATGTACACCAACATATAAAAGAGTTATAAACCCAGACATCCCGAGCACCGATAATACACTCAAAAAACCCCATGATTGCTTTATCTGAGGCCAGTCTTTAGATATAGCTTTCCATGCAAACGGGAGCATAAACAAAAACGCCAAAGCCCAGCGCCAAAACACTAGGCTAAATGGCGGTATTTTACCAGCTAACCCACGTGCAAGTACTATATCCCCTGCCCAGCACAATGGGGCTACTGTTGCTATCAAATACGGTATTAATTTTTGCATTCGTTATCCTTTTTTGGTTTACATGCAACCTGCATTAAGTTATTTCCCTCACTTCTTGGTTTTGCCCGTGCTTTTCTTTTTGTCCTTGTTCTTTTTTATTTTAGTGTTAGACTTTATCGATTTCCCGCACCCCATTTTTCTCCTCCATTTTTCTGTTACGGTTTTCAAGTGCTTGCGCCACTCTTCCAATGTTGTCTGCTATCCTTGAAACAGTTGAAAAAAGTCCTTTAAAAGTTGTTGGGTTTTTCACAGTCTCCCCAGGTAGCACCGGAGGTTCAGCAGGAGCAACAACCACGACAGGTTCTGGCACTACCACCTTCTCCGCTTCTTCACGTCGTATACGGTTTAAGCGTTTAACTAGTTTATTCATCGTCACCCTCCTCAGTTAGTATATCTTTGATCGCTGCGCTAACATCCTCAGCAACGTCAACCAACGTGTCTAGCCTGCCATTGATTGCAGTAACAGCCTTCAAAATCAAACAAAATACATCGTTGGTAGTGTAATTCCCGTTTGCGGTTACGCTTTCTTTGCTCGGGATGATGGTTTTAGTCAATTTGGCTACGTTTACGCTCAAATCCTTCAAATCAATTGTAATGTTTCTTACTCGTTCGTCTAAATTCATTTCTTACTCCTTTGTTAAAAGTTTAGCTCTTTCGTCCAGTATAACATCTTTTCGTCGGATCTCTTTAATAGCACCAGCCATACTAGTTAAGGCCTCTTCTATCGCTGTGAAAGATAACAATAGGACTTCCGGCAGAGGCTCGTCCCCAGTAAAGCTTGGTGAAGGAACACCCGCCCCGAAGCCATTAGCGATCTCACGGAACGAAAGCAACAAAGAATTGAGACGTTCGTTTCGGTTATCTCGTTCTTTTTCTCTCACGTCAACCTCATCTGCGGCGTTCTCAATCTCGTCCTCTCTTTCTCGAATGTTCTCAATCTCGGCCTCTTTTTCTCTCTTTTCAATTTCGGCGTACCATTCTCGTGGCATATAGCCTAACCATTCAGATACTCTTTTGAATATCCTCATTGTTTAATCCCCTTTTCCCATTTTATCTCCACGTACCCAACGTTTTATCCTATTTTCCCTCATGACCTTCGCAGTCCCTTCCATCGCTGCTCCAGCATCGTTTAACATTTCGTCTATGTTGCCTTTATAAGAATCGATATCTGCTGGGCTGGCTTGCTCTACTACTTCCATCCAGGTATAGATACTGATTTCGTCGCGTAACTTCTCCACACCTTCATAAAACGCTACCCAATCAGAGTGAACGATATCTGGCTCCCACTCTTTCCTTTCACCAATCATCCAAAGAAACCACTCTTTTATCTTGTTAAACATTCTTAACCCCTTAGATGTAGAAAACGCTACTGCCTTCAACTTGTGTTGCAACATGTAACATCGGCGCACCAATAGATAGCAAATCTTCAAATTCTTCGTTGATTTTCCCTAACGAATTGTTCTCTTCGCTGATATGAGCAAGGATAACATGCTCCGTCACATCTCTGTCGAGTTCCTCAACAACGTATCTCGCACTCTCATTAGAGAGATGCCCAAGGTCACTGTCTATACGCTTTTTTAATTGCTCAGGATAGCCCCCGACTAAGAGCATTTCTTCGTCATGATTCGATTCTAGTATCAACAAACACGCTTGTTGACAAATGTTGGCTACTTTTGCAGATACGTACCCAGTATCAGTCACTTGGCAGACATACTTGCCCGTTTTTGTACTGTAAACAGAATACCCAACCGATGGCATATCGTGGCTTAAATCAAATTTACTTACCATCAACTGCCCAACAGAAGCTAGTTGGCTCTCTTCATCTTCGCGGTAAATGACTGCTCCTAATTTGTTTGCGATGTGCTTCGCAGACGAAGTGTGATCTGAGTGCTGATGTGATATGAAAATACCTTTGACTGTAGACAGATCAAGCTCGCGCGCTTCTGCTCGTAGCTTAGTCTGCTTGTAAGACAGCCCTGAATCTATCAAGAGGGATACTCCGTTCTCTGAGATAAACGTGCAGTTCCCTTTACTACCGCTCCCTAGAACAGATACTAGCATTTTATAACCCTCTCACGAGTAGAAACGCTCCAATAAGCCATAAAAACGAACCCACATGGATCTTTAACCCAACTTTAATGTCTTTAAAAAACTTTGCGATATTCGTTTGTTCCTTCATTTTAACACATCCTCTATTAAAAGGTTACTTGAAGTTTTGAGTTCCGCAGCGATTGCAATCTTAGCTTCAGGAAATCTGTCCACTGCCTTTAATATGATAGGAAAAATCTTTTCCCAGCTACCTTGTGATTGGTACGATAATAACAATTCTTTGCCTCTCATAGCGAGCCCTAGGCATTCTCTGTCTTGCCTTATAGCCTGCAACCGCAACATTTCGTCCCCTTTCGCTATTGCGTTCTTATTAACATCCAGACATTCATTGTGTAAAAAAGACAGGCAATCCCCTAGGTTCTTGAGCTGCGGGAACTCTTTTTTTAACTCGAATTTAGGCACCTTGAGAGCTGGCATTTTCCCCTTCATGCTTTTGACTACTTCCGCAGACATGTGCTCATGCTTGTGCTTGTAAAGCGATCGGTATGTAAACCCATACTTCTGTTGCATTAGCCGGTACGGCGTTCTCAAGAGCAGCTCCTGCTCTATCTTTTTCTTGCATTTAGATGTGCATACTTTGCATCTAGGATTCATGTTCCCTCCAGGACTTGACTATTTAATAGTTCAATATTATAAAGGTTCCGCTTCTTTGTTGTTTCATTCGGCATGATCTTTAACGAGATCATGCCACCCCTTCACGATTTATCTATCCCATACAGCATGTTACCCTAATTTGTCAAGCACATTCTGTGCTTAAATAAAAAAATATTTACTTAAAAAGTACAAAAAAGACTTGACGTACCCTTTCTGCGCGTGTATTGTGTGTTCAAATACTAACGAATGCGGTGAAAGGGGGCAAATTGATAGAAGAAAAACAATATTATGAGGATGAGGACTATGATGAGGAGGAGGCCAAAGCGTTAGATGAGAAAAGGGCAGCTGAAGCGTCAACAGAGACAGTAGAAGGGGATTGGTTGGCAAGGATGGACTGTTTAGAAAGAAGTAATTACCGGTATGCTTACGATACATCGCCAGGAATATCCACAGATCGTAAAGATCGCAATAACCTTTTAGACGAAGCAGAGGAGAGACAAATGAAAATCGATAAAATGATGGAAAAAGTTTTGGCAGACAAACTTACAGAAACAGAAAATGAAGAAATGTCGGAATACATCGATTCTTTTGAAAAGATGTCTGCAGCTGGAACATTTATTCCAACAATGCAGGGCCTGGGTGTTTACATATATTTCGACATCAACGACTCTGAAGTCAAAATGACAAAACTAGGATTAGGTGCTGGGTCATTTATTAAAGCAGTAAAAAAATACATGGGACTTATATCTTTCGAGCTTTTTAAACTCCTAACCAAAGACCTCCCAATGGAGTTGTCAACAAGACTATTAGGTGTTTCTAGCTACACAGTGGGTCAAATAGAATCTAGGAAAAAATAACTAACTAGCGGTCGCCCTGTGACGCTCAGAACGGTGCCACAGGGTATAAATTTTCATTAGAGATTAAAGGGGAGCCAATGAGCACTAAAGACGAAATTTTAAGCATAATGGAAGAACATTTAGACAAGTTGCTAGCCAGCGAAAAACTTGTAGAGAAAGGCCCTACAAAGCTAACCGTAGACAAAATGATACTGGTCGCATCTAAAGCTGTAGTAAATCCTCCACGAGGAGATCGACATGCTTATTTGCAATCGACTATAACCCTGGCACCTGAAGTGGAAGCTGCTTTACGAATGATCGGTGTCGAACGAAAGGTTAATAAGCAACCAAACTATAGAGGATCGGAGATTCTACGAGAAGCTGTGTCTTTTTGGTTAAAACACCAAGTACAATCCAGGAACGAGGCAACTGCCACATTGCAAAAATTTTTATCGGGCACAGTCCCGGAGGGTGAGCAGACAACTATTTAAGACTAGGAAATAAAAAGGGGATTCAATGAATTTATCAACAGCGAAGCAAGATTTAAACACAATCAGATTAAAGAATTTAGCCCAACGTATTACCACTGATTTGATAGCCAACCTCGTAGCAAACAAAACTATTCTAGAGAAGCCAACAAACACTTGCCCAGCATGTAGAACAGGGGTCTTGGTGTGCTTCTCATGCGATCACGAACTATCAACCAAGCCAACACCACCCTCTCTCTCTAATAAGGACGCCCTTGACGCTTGTGCTTGTCCTGCATGCGACGGTGGCATGATGGGCTGCAACTCTTGCGGGTACTCATTCGATAGTTTGGAAGGATTTAACAAGGGGATATTGTAATGAAAAAGTCTAGAAGAACGTGGAACTTGGCAATTTCTTCTGCTGCTATGGCATTGAAAAATTTTAGAGAAAATAAAAATATGTCCGCAGAAACGCTGGCTTGGAAAACCGGGTTATCTTCTCAGACCATCTATAATATAGAACACCAGCAGGCTGGGACTACTCTACATACGGTATACCTACTGTGCCAAGGGCTTGAGATTGACCCAATGGATTTTTTCGCTATGTTTGTAGCTTCGCAGTGTCTTGGAGACAACATAAAGAAGTTGCAAGCTACGTGCGTAAACCGATATTTTGATCCAGAATCTGGCTGCCGTATCAATTAAAACCACCGATAGAGTAACCAAAGGGATATTGTAATGGAAAACCATAAAAACAAATTAAGCCACCTTAAGCCAGGAAGTACGACTCAAATCGGCAGACCTAAAATGTGTAACTTGTCTAAAACAGCCCTTGCATCAACCTTAAAGATGTACAGAAAAAGACTAAACTTGGGTGTCACACAGCTAGCACACAATTCAAACGTTCCAGTCCAAACTATTTACAGCATAGAAGGCCAACATTTCGGAACTAACGTTCATTCTTTGTACCGTATATGCAGAGGACTCAATGTCGATCCAGGAAGTTTCTTTGGTCATTACTCGGAGACGCTGAGAAATCTGGAACTAGAAAAAGGAGCATGCGAATGTTTAAAATAACAAAGACAACTGAATCAATCCAAGACGTAGCATGGAGTTACTTTAAAAGCGATCAGATAGGCCCTAAGCAATACGAGAACGTAAAAGAAGTAGTGGCAGCCATAGAAGCAGGCACCCTCAAACCCTTGGTGTGCTGGAGCAACGGAGAGGTATCTTGGTCAACTGACCGACTAGAGGTCTGGGTAAATGACATAGACCAAGTGAACCTGATCCCTAAGAAATCAAAACGCCCATACGTGCGGAATCTGCCTAAAGCAATATGCAAGTGCGACAACAAGGCTGAAATAGAAACCGGCAACGATACAAAAACAGACTAACTACGGTTGCGTTGCCTCCTAAATGGAGGCAACCTCCCAAAACAATACGAGAAGGAACAAATACCACATGAAAAAAGCTATCTTAGCAGTATCCGCACTAATTGTAATCGGTTTTTTCGTAGGTTCTTTAACAGCTTGCAAGTACATACAACACGTAGTGCCTGAAGTAGCAGCTTACGAGGCGCTACCAGTTGCCCCGCCAACCCCAGATGAAGAGGTATCTTAATGACACCAAAACAATGCGACAAAAGACTTCGGGTACTACGAGAAGAGCAGCGACATCATGTAATTGCCCCGATTAAAGCAGATGAACGCGCAGCTTTTTACGTAAAAAACCTCTGGATTCATAAATTCGAGACAGACCCACACCGAACTTACGCGCATTCAATGCCTACACAAGTTTCTTTTTATGCTGCAGATCTCGGCACCATATCTTACGACGACTTTTTTTACTGTATAACACTCGATGACATGGAATTTATCGAGTACGTCGTAAGAAGATTCTTGGAAGTTTGTGGGCAATCGTTCTACGAGACCCCAATCATGCCTGCCAGTTCTGCCCCTGGGACCGAACTCAGGACTGTACCGTCATCGTTGCTAGCGTTGTTAATGACTAATGCTATGATGGTACAATTCCATACGCTTCTGGTAGCAGCTTGTGATATGGAGAAAATTAAGGAGGCAAGTTAATGACACCAAAACAATGCGAAGAACAATTACAAGAGCTATTGGGGAGCGAAAACAAACCCCTCCCAACTGGCCAAAATGAGCTTAAATGCCTCTATGCAGAGATATTGTGGTACCACCATTTCCAAAGAGACCAAACCAAACCGCTTCTTGGCAAACCATTAGAGGTTTCTTTTTGCAGCACATTCATGGAACATCATTCATATGACGACTTTTTTTACTGCGTGACCCCAGACGGCATAGACTTCATTGAGTACGTCATGGGTATTATCACAAATAGTAATTTTGTCTTGGAACTAGATTCTTATAGCCTTTTAAAAGACGCATTTGCCAGGACGCTGCTGATGGCGAACATGATGAAAACACGATACCAGGAACTCTGGGCAGCAGCATACGACATAGCCATAGCAAAGGGGGTAGCAGAATGACACCAGAACAATGTGAAGAACGAATGCACGGCTTGCTTGGATGTAACCAAAATGAAACAAAACTTTATTGCAGCAAACCAGTACTCCCAGAAGACCCTGACTTGCTAGCGAGCATGTACGTTGAAGTGCTCTGGGATCATCGTTTTTATGCCGAAGAGACACAACAGACCCTAGAGGACGTCCCTCTAACTGTTTCTTTCAGAAGTGCAGGTAGCAACAGAAGCTTTTTTAAATACTTAACTGATGACGATCTGGATCTCGTCACCTATGTCCTGGACACATACGACAGGTGTATGTATCACGGCGATTTCATATATTGTAGCTCTGCTTCGAGTGTGATGAAGAAGGCTCTAAAAATGTCACACTTCATGGTTACAAGAATGCGGGCTAAGGAGGCCAAATGCCATCAACAATAGAGGTACCCACGACAGTTGACGAAGTAAAGGCTTTAGCTAACCTTTACTTTCAAGCTTCTCACGTCAAATCTAAGCACAAGAGTACAGGAAACGTAGCCTACGTTATCCTGTACTGCATAGAGCATAAGATCAACATCACAGAGGGCTTGCAGTTTATTTATTTGATAGGGGACAAGCTAGCATCACAAGCAGAATTGATGCTATCCCTTGTGTATAGGTCAAAAGAGGTCGCGGTGTTCAATGAGGAAATAATAGGAGATTTCAAAGACGGGACTGCGAAAGCCGTGTGCATGATCCAACGTACAGGATTCGACAAAAAAGAATTCACATTTTCCATAGCCGACGCAAAAACCGCGAATTTGTGGAATAGAAACAATATTTGGAAACAGTACCCGTATAGGATGTTGAAAATGCGCGCGAGAACGTTCGCGCTTAAAGATACATTCTCTGACGTTTTAGGAGGCCTAACTTCAATCGAAGAGGCTACTGACATAATAACGCACAAAGAGGACAGCAAGCCCAAAACCATCACAACGCCAAAGCCTGTACAAATCGAACAGCACATGCCACTTAAGATATCTGCAAGACCAGAAGTTGCGCAGGCAACACAACCAGAACTTATCAAGGCGCCTGAAGTGTATACGGCTGCGATGTTCGACGAAAAATACATCATAGACAGCAAAGGCAACTTCCATATGTCCTCTGGAATAACGCTACTCAAGGGGGAAATAGCCGATATGAAAGACATGACTGACAAAGAGAAAAAAGTATACTACGCCGATAAAACATCGGATTCCATAGGGACTTCCAACGAATACACTGAACTTTTTCCAGTAAGTGAGGACAAATAAATGGACACGAAAATTTGGCATAGATTCGAGACAACCAGGTTCATGTCTTTGATGCACCAGCACTCTAACTACCACATTGGCATGTGGTTCAGGGTTTATTGCACTTTGGCAGACAACAGAGAGCCATGGAGAGCGGCTTTTGACCTACAAACATGGTCAAGGGTTGTTGGAGAGCCGGCTAACATAACAAAAAGATTCTTGGCCTACATGGATAGTAAGATCAACGACATGAGGGTCTCTACAGAGATCAGCACCACGGGGAAAATCACGTACTTAGTTGTAGACGAGTACCACGCTCTCCTAGAGGAGAGCAAACAAGTCCTAAGCAGCACATCAATGAGGTCAGTTCGTAGTACTCTAGGGATGAATAGAAAAAAAATGAAGGACGAGATCATAGGAGCGTACCACCCTGCCAAAATAGAGTTCCAACGGCCTATGTTTGAAAAACATTTTACGTTAGTAATGCGGGATACTAGCAGAGAAGAGACGTTTCAGGATGCGAAGATCGAAGTAGAAAAAAACAAACATCAAGAGATTCTTTCCTATATACACTGGCTTTCAACTACACCAAAATGGATCGAGGACGGCGGGATTTTTCTACTCGGTTTAGGGAAGTTCATGCAAGCTAGGCCATGGGATTACGACAAGAGATATACGGAACCGATAGACCCAGGTGTAAGCGCTAAGGACACTATAACTGCCCAAATAGAGGCTGAGGCTCTACAATGCAAAAACTAGACTTCATAAAGACACTAGACCGAATACGGTCTAGTGTTGAATCCGGAGACAAAACGTATCTGCCGTATTCAAAAAAAGAGATCGAATCTTTTCAAGAGGCAGAAAACCAGGACAAAATAAGGCAGAGCATATTAAAGGCAGGATTATACGCTTTGACCAAACCCAAGATGCTTAAAGATGTAAAACCTAAAAACAATCAACAACAGGTCATGATCTCTAGGCTGCTCAAATGGGACATTATGGCTACTTTCAGATTGCCGTATTTATATGGCACTCCGGGCACCGGCAAGAGCTACATCGCCATGAGGCTAGCCTACACCCTTCTAACTAAGGGCATAGAAAATGTATCCATATTGAGCATGTCGGAGTTTCTTATAAAGTACAGGCAATTTGACAACAACGCCACATTCTCTGCCTTTAGTGACCCTACCGTACTAATCATCGATGATTTTTGTGCGCACAATTCAACCAGGGTTATAACTGAAATACTTCACGCTGGCATTGATTACAGGTTGAGACATAAAAAACCCACTATGATAACCAGCAATATCCCCGCAAACAAAATAAGTGATTTTTTGTTCTCGTCTGCTCGTAGATCTGAAGTGAGCAAAAGCATCTGCGACGCGATTGAAGATCGCATATTTGAACTGTGTTTGTTAAGCACGTTCAGTTTTACTAGTATCCGTGAAACGGAGGCCTTAGCGCGGGTCACCGACAATAAACCTCAATTAAACCGTGAAGGAGATTAACAATGCAACAAGCATTTACAGAAGCACTTAAGATAAAGAAAAAACAAGTACAATATGAGTTAGAACACCTTCTTACTGCTGAGGAACCGGTATGCCCTATGGTGGCTAGCTTTAAAGTAGCCTTACATAGTTGGTGCCTAGACGAAACGATTTTTGACAAATTAAGAGGTTTGGGCTTCGGCATAGTCTATGTAATCAAACGAAACAAATTCGTAATATCAGTAGACCAACAGTGCGATTCCGAAGATCACCAACTGCTTTATGCAGAAGTATGGACTTTTGTGCGAGAAAACAAAGAAGCTTTAAAAGACATCGCATTAGCATACATGCTTTCTGAGCGCGGATTTTAACACATAAATCTCAAAGGAATCGAATATTATGGGTAACTACCAGGAGTTCACTCTCCTTGACGACAAGATGCCAGGATTCAACGAAGTTCTGGACGCTGCCAAATCTTTTGGGACTCGAACAACCAAAAAATTGGCGAATAGTTACACCGGAATGAAGAGAAACTGGATGTTGAGGATTACGGATGTACTTAAAAAGGAAAAAATTCACCCGATAGAGACAATATACCTCTCTATGCTATGGCTAGAGCCGAACAAAAGACGAGACCCAGACAATATCGCATCATTCATCAAGTTCATCCTGGATGGCTTACAGGCTGGTGGGATAATAAAAAACGATGGATGGGCGCAGGTTAAGGGCTGGGAAAACAGGTTTGTAATTTCACAAAAAAGAGGGGTCACAGTGAGGATATACGATGCTGCAAAAAGATATAATCTTAAAGGAATTTAAGGAACGGTTCGGCGATAATATACGTGCGTTGCGAGCAGCCTCTGGGCTTACAGGAGAGGAGTTCTCAACGTCAATAGGGGTGTCAAGGAACCATTTATATAGCTTGGAGAACGGACAGGCCCATGGGATCGTGCTTAGTGGCCTATATTATTTAAATAACAAGATAAGCGTGCATAAATTGATGGAAGATGACCTGTATTTGGACATAATCTACAAAAAAATAAAGCATACGAAATGAATACCTCAACGATAATAATCGGATTGGATTTAGGTCAACAGAACGATTACACTGTCTTATCAGTCCTGGAGATGGATCGCACAGTCCTGCAAAGCTCCGGTGTTATCTACAACTTGATTTATCTTAAAAGATTCCCCCTAAAAACAACGTACCCTACGCTTGTTAATTGGGTAGCTTGGTTTATAAAAAAAACATTTATGAATTCTGGATATCTTTTGGTTGTGGATTGCACAGGAGTCGGCAGGCCGATAGTGGACATGCTCAGAGAAAACGACCTTGATCTACTATCACTGACGATAACAGGAGGCACACAATGTAACTGGCGAAAAGGCAAAGAAGTAAGTGTCCCCAAAAAAGAACTAATATCAAGCCTACAAGCAGTAATACAAAGTTACAGAATAAAGATAGCATCGGATATAGACCACCTAGAAGCATTAAAAAAAGAGTTCTTAAACTTCAAAGCACGAATAACTTCATCAGCTAAGTCCCAGTTTTCAGCGGAATCATGGTGCCACGATGATATTGTCTTGTCAATAAGTTTCGCTACATGGTATGGTGAATATGCGTCACGGAAAGGTAGAAAACTAAGAATAATAACAGGATAACGGGGGCTCATTATGGGAATACCAGGACTAGGTTTATTAACTTCTGAATTAGTATCTACAATAATTCTACCATGGGTAGGAGGCATAGAGATGGCTGGCATAGCTGCAGGTGCAGCTGGTTTGACGCTTGTCTTTTTCGCGGAGGTTATGATTTTGCCTATGTTAATCACACTCGTCCTTGTTGGTGGTGCTGTATTCCTCGGTGGGTTAGCCGGTGGAGCACTCGGTGGCTTACTTACCGGAATCGGTTGGGGCAGCAGCGGATCAAGAATAGCCATACCGTCCTTAACTGGTGTAAAAATACCAACGACATCAACGATAACTCCTTTTTGGGATCCAAGTTGGGATCCAAACTCTGATTTGCTACCCCCGCCTGACCTTCCAGACCCTGATGACGATTGGGATCCAAAAAGATGCGATGTTAAAATACCGGATTTAGACATCACAACAAAAGACATCAACGATGCAAGGTACCTTGTAAGCAAATTAACTCAAGGGTCTGGTGAAGGAGCGGTACTATTGACGCTAGCCCCGCAAGCAGTCAGAGAATTGGTTTCTGGGTGGGGTCAACGTCAAGTGAACTTAGTTGGGCCTGTTTTCGATCAAAACACAGGAACGTGGAGACCACAACTAACAGGAGACAAAGCAACGTACTTGCACCAACAATATAACGTAGAAGGTCTACGTCCAGCACCCGATGCTACATTACGATTGCACGCCGACACTCCACAAGACGCATTCACAAGCTTTCCAGACCCACAGTCCGGCAACCCATACTTAGACAGGTTAGTTATGCGAGGACTTCAGACAATAGAACCAGGGCCAGACGGGTTACCCCAAACGTATCAACCACATCCTATTGTGTTAATTAGAACACCTGAAGGCAACCTAAAAACTCTGTTAGTTAGGACAGGAAATGACTACCTAAACGTCTTGTTAGACAGAGGTGTGCAAACATTACAAGACTTGCCTCCATACGACCCCCACGACCCTCTAGAATTAAAAATAACCGAACTACAACTTGGATACGAAGAACTCGTGAAGCTTCCACCGGAAGACAAGATCAGCAGAACAACCGAGGCGCGTATACAAGCATTGAGAGGAAACGTAACACCAGAGTTAGAAGTGCTTTTAACTCGAGATCCTGCAGAAGTAGTCATTGACATGAGTGCTTTGACAATCGGGGAAATAGCTCAAAAGTTGATATCACTCCCCACTCCAACACGTATACCAATCGAAACACCAATCCCAGACGCTAAAACTTTACAAACCCCTCAAGGCAAACTTAAATATATAGACCAACGTATTAAAGAATTAACTGAAAGAATGTTCAAAGAAGGCGAGGATATCGACAAGGCAGAGTATGAAGAATTACAAAGCCTTTTGAAAATACAAGATGCGCCAGAAGCACCGCCATTGCCAACTGAAAAACCAACGGCCAAGAAACCACTGAAACCGTACAAAATCGCCAGGAGAACCAAAATAAAGCTAGCCAGAAACGAACGCAAGATGGCTAGGTTTTACAAAAAAGCAGCCAAGTTACGAGCGAAAGAAGACAAGGAGAAAGCCAAGGATAGAAAGAGGATATCCCAAACATGGAAAAAGAAAGACGACCGATGGAGTCGAGAAGTTGTACCACAGGCAGAAAAGCCACAGCCACAGACGCAAGAGATCCCAGAAGCTCCGGAAATAGATCCTGGTTCATATTACATCTCTAAAAGTGGCAAACTTGTATATAAGTTGTTCGGTGGCGGAAAGACAAAGAAAGAGACTCAAGAAGCAATAGATGACTTGCAAGATCAGTTGGATATATTGAACGACGACACCCAAGAAGAAACAGAAAACGTTGAAAAAACAACAGTAACTAAGCAACAACGAAAAAATGACGTATCTAAAAAAGCTTTTTTAAGAAGACAAATCGCAAGATTAAGAAGAGACCTTCAGCCAGCAGAAACAGAAGCACCAATATTCGACGTAAATCTATTCTTCCAAGACACAATACAAACACCGAACCAACAACCAGTAACAACGTCATTTGCGCAACAAATGCTCGATCTAGCAGTAACAAGGAGACGCGAAGCAGAAGCCAATGCAGCAGAAGACCAGGCAAATCTAGCAATGGTAAGAAGAGGCGAAGCAGCAGCTAAGCGAGAAACTAACCGTCGTAGGAAAGAAGCCCTTACAAGGGCGGCCATGGACATGATGGACATGACTTTGACCTTTCTCGGCCCGGAGATGGATCGGCTCCGGACCCAAATTATAGACTCGTCGCCAAGTAAATTATTAAGCCTTAATCTTCCTTTACTAGAGACTTTCTGGCGGTGGTATCGAGATTACACACACCGAGGGGCTTTGGTGAATCTAGCCCTCCCGATACCTGCTCCCTCTGTAGAGGAGGAGTACGATTCAGATGGTGAATCTGAATTTGATTCAGATGATGACACAACTCAAGAACCTGTGTACTTCAAAGACTACGATCCAGACGACGATCTTGACCCTAGCCAATTCTACAGATCAAAAGACGGGACAATTCTACGTAAACTGAAAGGTGGTGGCAAGACAAAGAAGAAAACTCAGGACGCAATAGATCATCTTCAAGATCAGTTGGATAGATTGGACGACGATACTACAGAAGAAACAGAAAATATTGAAAAAACAACTGAAACTACGAAGCAACGAAAACAGTTAGCACGAAGAAAATTTTTATTACAAAGACAAATTATACTATTAAGAAGGCAAATCGCGAAATCAAAAGAAGTACAAGTCCAGGAATCTGTTCAAACAGAAACACAAAGACCTGAGTTTGACGTAAATTTATTTTTCCAGGATACGAACCAGATGCCTGCCCAGCAACTATTTCTAACCCCCGAAGCCCAAGGTTATTGGGGCATGTTTAAACTCTTCGGGAAAAAAACAAAACCTAGTCCTTCTGATTTCTATAGAAAAAGAGACGAGGATCGGAAAACAGCTGCTCCTTGGAAAAAACGAGCGATTGCTAGACGAGATACGAGGTATAACAACCTAACACGACTGAAAGACTACTGGAAACGCTTTAAAAAACCAATCGTAGATTTAGTAAATCGTAGAGAAACCCGTAGGAGTTACCGTACGTTTCTTCTAGCCCTTGAAACACGAAGAGAAGGGATCGCTACAAGTGAGATGGTACCAGTTCCTCCTCGTGCGATGGAAATGGAACCGGAACCATCTGCTGTGTTCTATGACTCAGACGATTATTCTTCAGAGCTCTCAGATATAGATGACGACACAATAACAGGATTAAAGAAATTCAAAGATTACGACTCAGATGATGATTTTAGCCCAGACTTTTACACATCTAAAAGTGGCAAACGTATATATAAACTAAAGGGCGGAGCTAAGAAAAAGAAAAAACAAACTATCGCTGAGGACTTTGATGACTTGCTAGTTGCTCAGGGATTAGTCGAGCCGATATCAATCAGCACTGTGCTTGACGAGATCCAAGAAGCCAACCCAGAAGAGAACATCGAAAAAAAAGAGGTGGCACAACTATTTGAAACCTTGACAGGAACAGTACAACCACAGGTTGAGGTGCAAGTAACTCCCCCACAAGAAGTTAAGGTGCAAGTAGCAGCCCCACAAGAAATAGAATTAGGTTATATCACGTCGCAAGCTGAGCTAGACCGAATAACGAAAGCAGAGGACAAGTATGACCGCGAGGTTAAACAGTTCAAGAAGTTCAGTGCTAAGTTAAAAAGAATTAAAATTCTAAAACAAAAAAGACGAGAACAGCAACGGAAAAAAGTAGCACTTCAATACGAAAGAATTAAAATTCTAAAACAAAAAAGACGAGAACAGCAACTGAAAAAAGTAACACTTCAATACGTAAGAGGAGTGCCACACGAAGGGTTTATATTCTACCCTACCAATCCTGACCCGATGCCAGGGTTTGGAGGTACAACGGTACTCGAGAGCGCAAAATCATTAGAACAAGCATCTAGTTACTTTGAAACTAAAAAAATACTATCTGCCATGACTACTATTCAACTAGAAGCTATCCAAAGGCATTACGACCTTGGCAGACCAGGAAGCATTGTAAGCAAGAATGTTTTTATATCAGACGACCCAAGCAAGTTAAAAACACTAGCTGACTCTCCCCTAGACTTTCTACGATTTCGAGAAGAAACGGAACTTGAGTCAATAGCCAAACTCGATCTTTTACGTGCAAGAACTATCATAACGAGGATACGGCAAGGGGACGAGACCGTACCTGTCGACCTACCTGGGTGGTCAGAAGGTGTCATGACAGTACTCAGAAACTGGTTTACAGATAACCCAGAGGATCTTTCCAAACTTCCATTTTTATCTGTACGAAGTTTCAGCCCAGCAAACTTACGTACAACCAGAGAAACCCGGCAACTCAACAGAAAGCTGAAAAGACAACGCGCGGAAATGATCCTTTACGAAGAAAAACGTCAACATCGTCTAGCTGCACCAGTAAAAAGTATTGAATCAATGATCGAGGAAAGTTATCCCTCTGAAGAGGTGACACAAGAGAGTCCAAAGCCAATAGAGACTCTTGAGAGATTACACTTGCAATTCTTGAAATTAGAAACAAGGGACAAAACTTTTCACGTCCCTTCTGTTATGACAGGACTAAAAAGACTTATAACCGTAAGAGAAGAACTCCTTTTCTGGCAAAAAAAAGAATTGTTGCTACAAAGCGAGGAATCAACGCTCCATTTAAAAGGCATAGAGAGGCAAGAAAAACACCTCGTAATTCTCAAGAAACAACTCGCAGGCATAAAAAAAACGTACGAAGAACACCCGGACTTATTTAAAGAAGAGTTTCTAAGCACCCTCGAAACTCGCGAAAAAAGCCTACGGAAAGAGGCAAGAAAGGCAGCCAAGGTTGCAATAGAAGCACAAGATCAATATCAACGTTTACATGCAATCATGGAATCTAGTCAGATTAAATCTGACTTTATACAGGGTGTCGGGCAATTTAAAGACATCCGTAATAAAAAAAAACCTCTTCCAGCAGCTAAATCCAAACGGTTAAAATCCATAATACAGGAGCATGCTTTACGGTTGAGCTTGCTAAAAAAGGGCGAGCTGCTTGGCGACGTCTTGCGCCCTCTCGGTAGCGTCGCAGAAAGCGCAACGCCAGAGGAATTCACCACAGAACAACAAGAGGAGGTAACTGCACAGTTTGAACCTTATCGCAACCGGAAGCTCCGGGAAGCAATGAAAAAACGAATTGCAGCACGAAAAATCAAAATAGATGCACTAAAAAAAGAGCTAAAACAAGTTCTGCGTGATAAACAAGAAAACAAAGAGAAACACGAGAATAGATTAAAAGTAGCTGCAGACACAGAGCTTCGCACTCGTATCATAGGAGGTAAAGTAGTATTAACAGAACACAAAAAACCAGTGTTCGACAAATTACTAGCAGATCAAGCAAATCAAAGAGGGAAAGCCGCAGCTAAAAAAATTAGTGCAGAACTGGACAAACTAATAGCACTCCGAGAAGCTAGCGAACCCACAGAGCTTCGCACTCGTATCATAGGAGGTAAAGTAGTATTAACAGAGTACAAAAAATCAGTGTTGGACAAGAGAAGAGCGGCAGACGCCTTTTACGCTCAAAAGGAAAAAGAACTGGTTGGAGAACGCGAACATAAAACTATATCAATCCCGCTGCCTAAAGCATTAAAACGCAGGATCTCTAAAAAACGGGCCAAGATAAAATCGGAAAAACGTTTAAAGAGCATAAGGAAAGAGCAACTAGCAGTCAAAGACTTCGCACAAACTGTTGAAGCCATCAAACGCGAGGAAAACATATCAAAAGAACTCGACGACAAAGAATCTGATCTCAAAATAACTTTGCGTAATATGGAAATCGAGATCGAAGCAGAGGAACGGCAAGAAAGAGATAGGTTGCGTAAAGAAAGGCTAGACCGAATCAAGGACAACCTCAACAAACAAGCAAGCACCATGCTAGATAGTATCGTTACTGAACCGCTACTCAAAAACTGGTTAGCCACGTCTAAAAAGAGCCTGAAAGACTTTACTTCTAAACGTGGTCGCAGAAGAGCTAAACGTAAGCTGAAGAAAAGATTCAAACAATTCGGAGGAGAGATAGATTCTGTTTTCAACAAGTTGAAACCAAGCAAAACATTCAACCCGGAGAAAGCAACAATTTCCAGAGCTCGCGATCGCGCCCCCGTTCCTACAGTAGCACCACGCGGTGGTGGTGGTGGTGGAGACGGTGATGGAGACGGTGATGGGGGTGGGTTGACTCCTGAAAAGAAAAGGAAACTATTAAAGATCGCAGGCTTGTCAGCCGGTGTAGTTATAGCAGTTGGGGCAACCATTGCGCTCGGTATAGGTATCACCGCGCTTATCATACAAGACACAAAAGACAAACCAGAGCCAGATCCAGAGCCAACCCCAGAACCATGGCCTGAACCACCAGACCCATGGCAATTGAGGTCAGCACATCCAGACTTCCAAGATGGATTTAAAGACTACTTCGATCCTCAAATATTCATAGAAAAAGCAATGACTAACAGGAGGTTATTCTAATGGTTAAATTTTCCCCAGAACCGTTTTCCCCACGTCCCTACGGAGCTTTGCAGGAAATGGTAGAGCAAATGTCTCCTGGGCTTACTGCGTGGCAAAAACTGCATTATCTAGACCCGAAGGCTCCAGGTTTTTGTAAAAAGAAAGACGAGCTATTCAACCAAGCGATGCTCGATTCAATGACGGGTGGAGGTGGAGGTGGCCTCCCAATGGGCGGCGGCGGAGGAGCTCTGGAACCAGAGATTGGGCCAGATGGGAAGCCAGTAAAATACGAAAAAAAGACAATAAAGCAAAGAACCAAGGAGTTTTTAAAAAACTTTAAATACCAAATGTTACATGGTTGTGACGGAAGCATGGGATGCTACGGCCCACCACCACCGGAACCACCACCAATTAGGCCACCACTACCAGTAGGGAGAGGCATTATAACCCCGGAGTCGGTAACTCGACTTGACCCGCACTCCAATACAGTGATCGCTAGCAGGAACCAGCTTTGCAGAAAGGCTGGGGGAGGAACAAAGGATACAATCGATATGTGCACGCCCACAATAATCTTTAAAGAAAAGGATATTCTTGTATGAAATACTTAGGCTCAATCATTGATAAACTTAAGAACTTTGTATTTTCAACAACCGCTGCAAACCTTATACGGATTATGTGTATCCTGGCTGTCTTCATCGCCCTGGAAATATCATTCATCCTAGCGTACACAGCATACGATATGCTTAAGTCCGGAGACACATACATTGCACGGGGCAGCTACGCGACATCTGACACCCATAACCGATAGAAAGGCATACGATGCCAAAACTTAACGAAATAGCTACATTGTCCTCTAAACTTGCGTTCGCCAATACGATGTACGAACGATACCAATCCAACTCATTGTTTGGAAAAAACCTTAATAGCAAGCTTTACGATGCTCTGGGGTTCCCTGCAAATATAACGTATCGAGATTACGTGGACAAATATAGAAGGCAGGACGTGGCGAACAGGATAGTAAATGCACCTGTGGATGGATCATGGTCTAAAGCACCTGCTGTCTATGAAACAACGACATCAGAAACACAATTTGAGAAGGATTTCAAAGCTATCGAACAAGAGCTTGACCTTTTTTCTAACTTACACGATCTGGACGTTTTAGCAACGCTAGGACGTTACAGCATCCTATACCTTGGGCTAAACGACGGAGTTGACCCATCTATACCAGCCACAAGAGCTTCTATGATAAATTACGTAACTCCTATACCAGAGGACAGGGCAGAGATACAGACTTGGGACAATGAGTCCACTTCACCACGATATGGTGCACCCTTGTCTTATACAATAACAATAAATGCTGATGCGGCACCATCGATATCCCAAACTGTGCATTACTCTAGGATAATCCATGTCGCTGAGAACACCTTGGATAACAAAGTGTATGGAATACCAGCCCTAGAACCTGTATTTAACAGGCTGTTGGGCCTCGAAAAATTGGCTGGTGGATCGCCTGAGATGTACTGGCGTGGAGCTAGACCGGGTTATGTAGCTCAATCGTCTGAGAACATGATAATAACTGACAGCCAAGTTGCATCCCTTAAAACAGAACTCGACAAATTTGTAAACAAAATGGACCGTTTCATATACGCAGAGGGCGTTGACATCCAACCATTAGCGCAACAAGTAGTGTCACCAACCGACCACATTGACTGCCAATTGAAATTGATATGCGCAGCAACCCAAATACCACTTAGGATCCTAACCGGGTCAGAAAGAGGCGAGCTTGCATCATCACAAGACGCACTGGGTTGGCTGACTTACCTAGAGACCCGTAGAGTGGCAGTGGCAGAGAAACTAATACTACGACCCGCCATAGACAAGTTCATCGAGCTAGGGCTTATCTCAGCCCCAGTAGGAGACGAATACACGGTAGCGTGGGAACCACTGGTAGTAACCTCCGAAAAAGAAAAGGCTGAAATCGCTTTGATACACATGCAAGCCATAAAAACTTGGGGTGAATCCATAGGAGGGCAGGATATATACCCGCCTGAGTTCTTGCTTAAACAACTTGGCAAATCAGATGAAGAGATCGAATTGCAATTAGCAGTGTCTGACGAAGAAGTGGCACTAGAAGAACCGATAGCAACAGACGACGCGACCAAAGAAGACGAACCGATGAAAGAATAGGGGCTAATATGAATGCTACAACAAAAACTACACGAGGTGCAATAAGAACAAAGAAAACAATCCTAAGCTTGTTCGACTGCTCAGGCAGTTGGAGCAAACCATACAAAGAAAAAGGGTACGATGTTGTTAAGGTAGACATCAAAAGCGGAACAGACATACGAGACTTCGAACCTATTGATTGTCACGGGATACTAGCAGCTCCGCCGTGTACTGCTTTTTCCATCGCTGGCAACCAATATTGGGCAAAAAAGGACAAAAACGGTGCGACAAAAGAAGCCTTGGACTTGATAAGTGCAACTTACAGGCTTATACTGACATGTAACCCTGTTTGGTGGGTTCTTGAAAACCCAGTAGGTCGCTTAAAGTATTGGCTCGGGAAACCTGTTATGTACTTCAACCCTAATGATTACGGAGGTTGGTTACAAGAAACAGAACGGACACACCCACTAGCACCATACCAAGATGCCTACCAGAAAAAAACGTGTTTATGGGGAGTTTTCAATACTCCTGTAAAAAACCATGTCGCAGCCCATTCCGACGAAAAAGAACGGTTTTGGGTACAGAAAAAAAAATTCACAACAAGCACAGGCGAATGGATTTACGACAGGCCGTTCATAGAAGGAATGACCTACGATGAGAAGAGAGCCGAGATAAGAAGCGTCACCCCGTTGGGGTTTGCTCGAGCTTTCGCAAACGCAAATATTTAACGGAAAAACTCAACATGAATGCTACAACAAAAAGCGATCCGACAAAGACAATAACCCTCCGTAAAATGTACGTACAACAATTTAGGCACAGATTTACGGCTATAAAAAGAGCATCGACCCAAAGCATCGTGCAAAATGATTGCTTCGGGCTTATCAACTCCCCTGTCCAAGCTGCGTACCGATACACGAAACAACAACCGTTCCCTTTATGGAAAAAGTACACCGAGCCTGTCCCATACCATGGGTTTGCCTTTGCCTCAGAGGCTGAGAAGGTACCTCTGTTTATGAATTGGCTTAAGACAATGCAGGATAACGTTATATTCCAACAAGACGTCATGTCTCTAGCCCCGAAAGATGCCGAGAACATCTGGACAAATATTTACTTGTCAGACGGGTACAAACATGGCATACTATGGGCAAGAAACAACGTTAAGAACGACAAAGAATTGATGAAGCATTATAGAATCTCTGATGAAGACGTTAAAACTGACGCAGAAAGTATAAACACGGCCTTCGTACACAGCACTCACATGAACAGAGCAGCTTTGATCTTTACAAGGACATATGGGGACTTGAACGGTATCTCAGCAACAATGGACGGGCAGATAAGCCGGATTTTGGCGGACGGAATAACCATGGGACATAACCCCGTGAAAATAGCAAAAGAAATTGCTGGTAGGATAGACAATATCGGAATCCACAGATCTACCATACTAGCTAGAACAGAAATAGTACGAGCGCACCACATCGCTTCTATCCAAACGTACAGAGATTACGGGATACTAGGGGTTCAAGTTAAGGCTGAATGGCAAACAGCAGGGGACTCGAGGGTCTGCGAGCTATGTGCGCCACTAGATGACAAAGTATACACTTTAGATGAAGTCGAAGGAAAGATACCAGTCCACCCGCAGTGTAGATGTGCTGCTTTACCACTTGTGATTGATTAACCAAAAGGGGTAGCAACATGAAACGCAATCCTGAACTACTAGCTTCGATCCTGAGAGCAATGGAGGGGGGGATACCCTACAAATGCACAAACAACGAACTTCGGTATCATCTACTTCTAGCAGCCGATTACGGTTTAGTAGATTACAAGCTTCCACCCAAGGGCAAAGAAGCCCTTGATATACTTCATGAATTTGACAAAATCCAAATCATGGGGGAACTAATACAACAGGGCGGGGGAAAAATGGATACTCGGGACCCGACCGATACTCTCTGGTATAAATGTGTACGGGCCTTCCAGTGGGTAATCACTTAAAAACGAGATGAAAAGGGGGTTTAAAATGAAAAAGAAACTAAGAACCGCAATAACCGCGTTTACGCTTGCTGCTTTGATAACGTTCGGATTTTACGCAGGTCAAAGCCAAGCATGCTCCACCTGCCCAGGACGTACAATATATATAGAAAATGAGGATGGTGGGTATGACATTATCTTATTCGGCCATGATTAAACACAAAAAGCAGATGGCTTACAGTTTGGAAGATATAATGGCTGCGTTTTTACTAGAATTCAAGAGCCTGGACAGCATAACTTTGACGCGATTGGTATACTTACTAGACATAGAACACATAAAACTACATGGAGAGCAAGCCACCGACATACAATGGGAACGGAATGCTTACGGGCCTTGCATTGGGCAAACAAGTAATAACAAAACAAAAGGGGACAACAATGAGCAGCTTGAACAGACATGAATTAATCGGACGTACAGGATCTGACCCATACGAAAAACAGTTACCTAATGGGACAAACCAAGCAAAAGTGAATATAGCGACAAACAATGTATACATCAAAGATGGAGAGAAAATAGAAGAAACAGACTGGCATACGGTAGTTTTTTACGGAAAATTAGCTGACGTTTGCGCTAAATACGTAAAAAAGGGCGACTTGGTTTATATCTCTGGAAGGAACAAGATGTCAAAAGTTGACGTGGCCTATAGTGAAAAGCCGGTGTTGTTCTCTGAAATAATAGCAGATAAATTGGTTATGCTCGGCACTAAGAAAAAAACCAACGCAGATGATGCACCTTTTTAAACACTCTCTTCAAGAGCCGTACTCAACTGAGTACGGCTACCCATGGCATATCCCTGAAAAGTTCGTTGTATCTAGATCCACAGTCCAAGGAACAGCGTTTCCATGTATAAGCTGGACACTAATATACCGGTGTATAGGCTCATACCTAGGCTTTAACATCACAGTGGTAGAAAACTGCGCAACAACATTTATAGGTTGATACCCTCCCGTGCTATTTACATAAAACGGCGTAGTTGAACCAGCTAAGGTAGTCCCGGAGGCACTCCCTAATGTATCCGTGCCGAAAAGACGGATATTCACGTACACAGGTACATTAATAGTCACCTTTAGATTTACGTGAACATGGAATGAATACACCTCGTAATCGTATCCATCACCCCACGGGGTAGTAAAGGTTGAGTAACCAATATTAAAAGCATCTTTGCCTGGTGGCATTCTGGTAAATGATACGTGCGAATAGTCTGTAGCATCAACCTTAAAAAAATGAACGGTAGTCCAAGCGCCCCCCGCTATCACTTGGTCGATAGATGATACCGCACAAAAGGCTGGTTGAGTTCTTTTTTTAACCATATTGTGTAAAGTAACAGGGCCTGAAACAACCATCGGGCCATCCGAAGAAACACCACTAACTGACAAGTTGTTTACAGACCCCCCAGTACTGTCCTGGGTCACCAGAGTAGGTGGGCCATAATAAAATACTGTATCTGTGGTCAACTCAGCAGTTGGTCGAACATAGATTGTCGAAGGGTAAGCACCCTTGCTGACAACGATAGTTGAAAAATTCCCAGCATTTATCGCGTCATCAACTTCTAAATTTGTGTGGTCAATACCTTGTGATAAAGTAGCAACTCCATCGATATCCCATCTTATAGTCCCCGCAGCAATCCCAAGAGGATCTTTATCCTTTAAAACCACGGGTGGTTCAATATCATGCTTTTCTATATGTGTAGCAATATCACCTAGTGTGGTTTTGTATGTTTTTATTGTTTCATCAGTAACCGCAAAGATGCTAGCATCAGTGAGAGCAGGGACAGTTGGCAAGTCCTTTGTGAACTTACCCATGACCAATTCCCCTCATTCTAAAAGCACCCCAAAACAAACCCTCTGGGTTGTTAGGATCGAAAATCACCATATCAGCAGTGTATATCTTTGTTTCAATTATACCTAATATTCCGAGCCTAAGATAAACGCTGCCCTCTCTGCCGTACCCGGTTGCCCAACTTATAGGGACTCTAGGGACAAGTCTTAGGTTGGCACCAGGCGTGTCAAAAGGGTCATCTGACGAAATAACAACCCCTGTATCCAATCTCAACTCGATCTTTGTTACATTATCCAAATGAACAAAATCTGTTTTATTTAATAGCCTAAGAACATTTACATTGTCTGTGTTGTTATACACTACAATAGTCGGCAAAGGCTCAGTATCCCAATATGAAACCGGACTTTGCGGAGAACCAACACCACAATTGTCTACTTGTATTTTAGGGCATGTCGGCTCACACAAACCGAGATCGTTCCAATCTTCCCAATGTGTACCGTCATAGGCAAAGTCGTACCAACTAGTAACAACTGGTGCCATCTCAGTCCACGAACAGTCTATATAGTACATTTGCACCTCCTAAACATCCCAGTTGGCCTCAACAGCACTAATGCCACCGTAAGGTACCGGAGGCCCTGTCTTAGTGCTTAACCCTTCGATAGTAAAATCATATACACCATTTAATGCAGTCGCATCCAAAAAAGTATCGCTCCCCCATGCCGGACCAGGGTCAACAACACTGGAAGGTGTAGAACGGACTCCATCAAGAACAAAACTGATAGAACACGTCGTTTGAAGTGCTCTGACTCGTAGGATGCCAACATCATCAGGGACGTACAACCGGCTTGTAAGCAGCACGTTCCATGTAGGGTTTACTACTGTAATATCTCCCAATCCACCGATACCTGCGAATATCTCTTGCGGAATCCAAGGCATTGACCCCCCAGTAAACTTTGTCCTTAACGCGCAACTACCAGGCCCTATGTCTTCGTTTTCTATTAGTGTAGGCTTTCTAGCTTCGTTAGAAATATGTGTTGCTAGTACTTGCTCTGCGTTTAAAAGTATAGCCTCATTGTCAAAATCATAGACATCGATCCAATCAGAGTTGGCTTCGTTCCTTAGTTTCAGTATGCCGGAATAAAGATCGGCCCACCATTGAAAACCCACCGTTCCTGTTGGCGGGTCGGCATGAGAAAAAGCCGTCCTAAGTGCGTCCAGGCTTCCATTTATCAACGCTGCCATAGTAAGGTTAACTGCTTCTGTAGAATTCCATAAAGGATGAAAGTCTTGTGACATTTTTAGCCCCCTATCCTAGTAAAAATAGCTACTACACCGCCCCACGGCCCCCCTCCACTGACTGTCGACAGCCCTTCTATAACAAAAGATCGGTGTCCACCAGAAGGTGTATCAAAAACAGCCTCATTGCTCCAACCTGACGGAACTGGCGTATTGGCAGGCCCTGGAATTCCATCAAAATTTATTCTTATGCTACATGTGACTTGAGAAGCAGAGACATATATTTTGTCTGAACCATTAGGTAAATAAATATTAGTAGTAAATAAAGGGTACCATGTCGGAGATGCCCCCGGGATTACACCTAGAGTTGGAATCGCTGCAAATATTTCTTCGCATATGCTGACACCCCTAGAAGATCTCGGACGGATCGCGCAAGTGAACGGCGAAATCTCCTCACCTAAAACAATACTTCCTTTTCTTGCGAAGCTATCAATCTTTTCTGTTGTCACTGCTAAGTCCTCAATCTTAGCAGTTGTTACAGCTAAATCACCGAGCTTATATTCATCTACAGCTAAATCTTGAAGTGCACCAGTTCCTACAGCTAGAAGACCCATTTTACCAGGGACTATCGATCCATCTAAAATATTAACAGCGCTAACAGAATCATCAGCCATTTTCAATAAAGTAACGGCACCAGAACCGATCTTAGCCTCTGTTACAGCTAAATCCTTAAGCTTTATTGTTGATACAGCTTGATCGTCGAGCTTAGCAGTAGCTACTGCTAAAGCGCCAAGCTTAGTTTCTGTTACAGCTAGATCTGCAAGCTTATCTTCAGTTACAGCCCCAGCACCAATCTTAGCCTCTGTTACAGCTAAAGCACCAATCTTAGCCTCTGTCACAACTAAACCCTGAAGTTTGACAGAAGTTATAGATGAATCCTCTAGGTTTTGAGTAAGTACAGCTCCAACACCTATCTTCGCATTGGTTACAGCTAAATCATCAATCTTGGCAGTAGTTATGGCTAGATCTTGTATTTTAGAAGTAGATATACCCAAATCACCAAGCTTACCATTGGTAATCGCCCCGTCCGCAATTTTTAAAGCTGTCACTGCTAAATCATTAAGCTTGGCGGTCGTCACAGCCAGATCTTGCAATTTAGATGTAGACACCGTGTCATCAGCGATAAGAATAGCATCCGTATTTGAATCATATATAGAAACCCAACCTGTATTGGATTCGTCTCGTATTTTTACAAAACCACTGGTTGTATCAACCCACCATTGATAAGGTTTTGTTTCGGTTGGCTCGGTGGCCCCAGAAAACTTAGTCCGCAACGCATCCAAATTGTCCTCGAAAAGACCTTTCATGGTCGCTTGAACATCTGAATCCGGATCGAATAATGCAGTAAAAACTTGC